ATGATGGGTTAAAAATTACTTGACTTATCCCCTATAATAGTGTAGTATACAGAAACTACACTATTTTTTTATTTTGGAATGATTGATGCTTTATATTGACCGAACCTTTATCCAAAGGCTTTCCCCCCAACTAGAAGGTTTTACCAAAAAAAGAGACACCCTGTATAACTTTAGGTGTCCTATTTGTGGTGACTCTAAAAAGAAAACTTATAAGATGAGGGGGTTTCTCTACGAAAAGAAAAATAACTTCAGATACATGTGCCACAATTGCGGTGCAAGTATGGGTCTTGCACAATTTATGAAAGAGGTAAACCCATCATTGTACGAAGAGTATGCAATTGAAAAGTGGAAAGATGGGCAGAGTGGTAAAACTAAAGGTAACTTTGAAAAAGATGTAGACTATAAGTTTGACTTTACTCCAACCTTTAAATCTAAGTGTTCTTTTGATTGTGGAGAGAAAGTTTCTGACCTGCACCAATCACATCCAGCGAAAAAATATTGCGATCAAAGAAATTTACCAAATCAAGAATTGTTATATTATACAGATGATTTTAAATCTGTTGTTGACAAAGTTAGTAAAGAAGGATATAATCTTCAGAAATTTGATAAAAGAATTGTTATACCCTTCTTTAATGAAAAATGTGAGTTGATTGCCTTACAAGGTAGAAGTCTCAATCCAAATTCTTCGATGAGATATATCACAATAAAAATCAAAGAAGTGCCAAAAATTTATGGGTTGGAACGTGTTGACCCAGAAAAAACAGTCTATATAGTAGAGGGGCCATTAGACTCTTTATTTGTGGACAACTCTCTTGCCATGGCAGGAAGTGATATAGACAAATCATACTTCAGTGACTTTTCTGATGTAGTCTTTATACTTGACAACGAACCAAGAAACAAACAGATTGTGGATAAACTGTCAAAGATTATCAATGATGGTTTCAAGGTTGTAATATGGCCAGAAAATATTAAAGAAAAAGATATTAATGACATTATTCTGTCTGGAATAGACACTTTAGAATTAATGGACATTATAAGTAAAAATACCGTTGATGATCTTGAAGCAAAATTAAGATATTCTCAGTGGAAAAAATGTTAGGACAAAGAGGTAAAAATGAAAATAAAAATCGATTATGAACGAGATGCCAACTTTTCCGAACAATCCCTAAAATTATTAAAAGACTACTACTGCACAGAAGAAGAAAAATCCCCACAAGACGCCTTTGCTAGAGCTGCAATTGCGTATAGTTATGGTGACAAAAAACTCGCCCAGTCGATTTATGATGCAGTGTCAAAGGGATGGTTCATGTATTCTTCTCCAGTTTTATCAAACGCTCCAAAGTATGGAGAGAAGGCTAAGGCGTTGCCCATTTCGTGTTTCTTGGCATATGTGCCAGATACCCTAGAGGGACTTATTGAACATTCATCTGAACTGAGATGGTTATCAGTTAAAGGTGGTGGTGTCGGAGGACACTGGGCAGATGTTAGGTCGGTGTCTAATAAGGCGCCAGGCCCTATTCCTTTTCTCAGGACTGTTGATGCGGATATGACTGCATATCGTCAGGGTCGCACTCGTAAGGGTTCTTATGCTGCTTATATTGATATCGATCACCCAGACATTATAGAGTTTCTTAATATCCGTGTACCAACAGGGGATGTGAATAGAAAATGTTTTAATATTCATCATGCGGTTAATATTACAGATGATTTTATGAGGGCAGTGAAAAATAATGAAAATTGGGATCTTGTCGATCCTTCTGATAAATCAGTAAGAGATACAACACCAGCTCGTAAACTTTGGGAACAATTATTAGAAGTTAGATATAGAACAGGAGAACCTTATTTAAACTTTATCGATACGGCGAATCGTGCATTGCCATCTCCTATGAAAGATAAAGGTTTAAAAATTCATGGTTCAAATCTTTGTAATGAAATTCATTTACCAACATCAGATGATAGAACGGCTGTGTGTTGTCTCTCTTCACTGAATCTAGAATTATATGATGAATGGAAAGATACATCTTTGGTAAAAGACTTAATTAAATTTTTAGACAATGTTCTTCAATATTTTATTGATAATGCACCAGATGATATTAGTAGAGCGAGATTTTCTGCAGAACAAGAAAGATCACTTGGACTTGGTGCAATGGGGTTTCATTCTTATTTACATAAACACAGAGTTCCTTTTGAATCGGAAGATGCAAAAATTATAAATGAAGAGATGTTCAAAAGAATCAAAGAACATGCGGTAGAATCTACTAAAGAACTTGCGATTGAAAAGGGTGAATGTCCAGATATGAAGGGATATGGTGTGAGAAATTCACATCTTCTTGCGATTGCCCCAAATGCAAACAGTTCTATTATTGCAGGAACATCGCCGTCCATTGAACCATTTAAGGCGAATGCATATACACACAGAACTAGGGCGGGTTCTCATTTGATTAAGAACTCCTACTTGGAAGAAGAACTAGAAAAGGCCGGTTTGAATACAGAAGAGATTTGGTCTTCTATTATTACAAATGGTGGTTCCGTTCAACATTTGAATCTGGACGAACACATTAAAAATGTATTTAAAACTGCAATTGAAATAGATCAACTAAAAGTGATTGAACTTGCTGGAGATAGACAAAAATATCTATGTCAGGGACAGTCTTTGAATGTGTTCTTCCCTGCAGGAGCAACAAAGGCATATCTTCATAAGATCCATTATGAGGCATGGAAACAGGGATGTAAAGGACTTTATTATTTGAGAACCGAAACATCAAATCGTGCAGAAAATGTTGCACAAAAAATCGAGAGAGATGCATTAAAAGATTTTGCATCCCAACAAACAACAGAAGACTCGCAAGATGAATGTCTTGCATGTCAAGGATAAAGAGGAAAAAATGGAAGTTCAATTATATTCAAAATCAGGTTGCCCTTTTTGTGTAAAGGCAAAAAGTTGGTTTGATGACCACGGCATTAGTTTTTCAGAAATTTTATTAGATGATGAAGAACAGCGTTTACAATTTTATCAAAGATTAAATGGTGTAAAGGAAACAATTGCAAATAGTGCAAAACCTGTAAATTCTATGCCACAAATATTTGTAGATGGAAAGCGCCTTGGTGGATATGACGATCTAATGAACAATGCAGAAAAAATTATGAAAAAGTTGTCTGGTGGATTGATGAAGCCATCCATTACATACAAACCATTTTTTTATCCTTGGGCGGTAGAAATTACTACTAGACATGAAAAGGCACATTGGATTGAGGATGAAGTTGATCTCTCAGAAGATGTTACTGACTGGAAAACTGGTAGAGTTACAGAAATTGAAAAAGATTATATTACAAATATCCTAAGACTTTTTACACAATCTGACGTTGAGGTTGGAAAAAATTACTTTGAGCAATTTATTCCAAAGTTTAAAAATAATGAAGTTCGTAACATGTTAGGTTCGTTTGCAACAAGAGAAGGAATTCATCAACGTGCATATGCTTTACTTAATGATACTCTTGGACTTCCAGATAGTGAATACCATGCATTTTTAGAATATGATGAAATGACGGATAAGGTTGAATTTATGACAGCTTCTGACCCGTCTACAGTTAGGGGTTTGGGTTTGTCCCTTGCAAAGGCAGTATTTAATGAAGGTGTTGCATTGTTTGCTTCATTTGTAATGTTACTAAACTTTCAGCGCTATGGTAAGATGAAAGGTATGGGTAAAGTTGTTGAATGGAGTATTCGTGACGAATCCATGCATGTTGAGGGGGTTGCAAAACTTTTTAGAACATACTGTAACGAACATTCCAGAATTGTTGATGATTCTTTCAAAAAAGAAATTTATGAAATGGCAAGAATGTCAGTTGAACTTGAAGATAAATTTATTGACCTTGCCTATAATCTTGGTGAAATAGATGGACTTAGTTCAAGTGATGTAAAAACTTATATTAGATATATAACAGATAGAAGACTTCTTCAGCTAGGCCTGAAAACCAATTTTAAAGTAAAGGAAAATCCTCTTCCTTGGTTGGAGTGGATTCTTAATGGTGCAGATCACACGAACTTTTTTGAGAATCGTGTGACTGAATATGAAGTAGCAGGGTTGAAAGGAACTTGGGAAGAAGCATACTCAGCATAAAGGAATAATAAATGAAAAAAATAGGCTGTAATTTATGCGCTGGAGAATATACAATAGAAACCCATAATTCCGAACAAATTCGTTTTTGTCCAGTCTGTGGTGAACCTCTAGAAGACTATATAAATATAGAAGAAGAGGATAACTATATGGATGAAGATGAATGGGAAGAATTCGAAGAATAGCAGGAATTGATTATAGTTTAACCTCTCCCTCTGTATGTGTATATGAGGGAGAGATTGAAAAAATAAAATTTGATGATTGTAAAATATATTTTTTATCAAACACGAAAAAATTTTCAGATTATAACTACAAAAATTTAGATGGACAAGAAAATTTGTCCAACTTTGTCATGCCTGAAGAAAGGTATGATTTTATATCTGACTGGGCAATGGATATTTTAATTTCTCATAAGATTGAAGAAGTATTTCTTGAGGATTATAGTTATGGTTCTACTGGAAAGGTTTTCCATATTGCAGAAAACTGTGGACTTCTAAAATACAAAATGTGGCAATCAGACATTAAGTTTACTTTGGTTGCACCAACTCAAATAAAAAAATTTGCAACTGGTAAAGGAAATGCAAAAAAAGAATTGATGTATGAATCATTTTTCAATGAAACATCAAGAAACCTTATAGAAGAATTTTCACAAAAATCAGAAAAAATAGGAAATCCTATATCAGATGTAGTGGATTCTTATTTCATATGCAAGTATTCTACTTCAATATAATTCACTTATTTCAAAAAACTTATTGACATTTGTTTGACGCTACTATATATTGGTAGTTATTAAAACAAATGAGGGACACATGAATATTTTTGTTCTCAATAGAGACCCTATAGTTTCTGCAATCGAGCAGTGCGATAAACATGTTGTAAAGATGCCTACAGAATCTGCACAGATGTTGTCAACTGCACATCGTATACTGGATGGTTATGTAGAAAAACGCCCATCTAAGTCTGGTAAAAGAATGATTGACTATTGGGTGCATCCAGATAGTAATTTGGAGAATGTGTTGTATAAAGCGGTGCATCACAAACATCCTTCTACTATGTGGACTATGCAATCTAATAACAACTACAATTGGCACTATGTACACTTTTGTGCATTGTGTGATGAGTATGAGTTTAGATATGGAAGGAAACATGGTGCAGATTTGCGGTTAAGAGAAATTCTTGCATCACCCCCAAAAAATATTCCTGTTGGTTACAAAACACAACAACCTCTTGCTATGAAGTCTAATCCAGAATGTATGATGTCAGATGTAGTAGAATCATATCGTGCATTCTACCAGACTAAACAGGAAAGATTCAAGATGGTGTGGAGTAAAAGACCAATACCCGAATGGTTTGTTTTAAAAACTGCTTGACATTGAACGAGTGTACTGGTATTATTAAGAGTAATTAAAACAAAACAGGTTATAGAATTATGATTTTAATAGATTTAAGTCAGGTTATTATTTCCAATCTAATGACACAAGTTGGAAAAAATACTGATGATATAGACGATGGGCTTATACGCCATATGATTCTGAATTCTATCGTAAACATAAAGAAAAAGTTTTCGGGAGATTATGGTAATGTAGTTATTTGTTGTGACAACAAAAACTATTGGAGAAAGGATATTTTTCCATTTTATAAGTTTTCTAGAAAGAAAGAACGAGAGGATTCTGGTGTTGATTGGGGGTTAATCTTCAACACAATGCATGAAGTCAAACGTGAATTGCGTGAACATTTTCCTTATAAGTGTATTGAAGAGGAACGTGCAGAGGCGGATGACATCATTGCGGTGATTGTAGAAAAATATGCTCCATGCGAAAAGATTCTAATCGTATCTAGTGATAAGGATTTTAAACAGTTGCAGAAATATCCAAATGTTTCTCAGTATAGTCCTATTCTCAAGAAGTTTCTTAAGGAGAACGATCCAACAAAATATCTTCGTGAACATATTATTCGTGGAGACAAGTCGGATGGTATTCCAAACTTTCTTTCAGAAGATGAGGTTTTCGTAGAAAACCGCCGCCAACGACCTATCACTAAAAAGAATCTTAGTGGTTGGTTAGATATGAGTAGAGAACCAGAGGATTTTTGCGATGCAAACATGATTAAGTATTGGAAAAGAAACGAGGCGCTTGTAGATTTGTCTAAAGTTCCAGAAGAACTCAAGGCTAAAATTCTTAACAAGTTCACTAAAACCCCAAAAGGTAATATGAATAAAGTATTCAACTATTTTGTTGAAAACAGAATGATGTTACTTATGGAAGAAATTGAAAACTTTAAAGAAAAAGAGTATCAAACTTATAACGACATGGTGGAACTATGAAAAAGTATTCAAAAGATTATAAGTCCATTTCAAAGGTGAACCCAATCGTTCATCGGGACCATATCTATGGTTTTGAAGTAAAAGTGACCGAATTTAATAGTAAATGGTCACGAAATGGCAAACCAGTAGTCACTAAAAAGTTTTTTATTGACGAAAATAAAGCAGCTGAGTTCGCAGAAAGTATGCGTACTTGATTGTTTGGCCGCATGATGGAATTGGTAGACATAACGGACTTAAAATCCGTAGGCTGTAACGGCCGTGCCGGTTCGAGTCCGGCTGCGGCTACCAAACAATGGGTGGGCGGCGAAGATGGTGAGTCGCATCAGACTGTAAATCTGACACGAAAGTTGAGTTGGTTCGAATCCATCCCCACCCACCAAATTTATAGGTAGATGATGAAAATTGACATACCCCATCCAGATGAAATAAATCAAATAGGTACACAGATTACTATCCACAAGTGGGATACTTGGAATATGGATCATACTCTGGCACTAATCATTTTACCTATGTTGAAACAACTTAAAAAAGAAAAACATGGCTCACCTTATGTCGATCATGATGATGTACCAGAAGAGTTGCGACCTAAAGAGACAGATGAATATGGTACTGATGATACACACTTCGCACGATGGGATTATGTAATGAACGAGATGATATTTGCTTTTGAAAATAAAGTAGATGATTCTTGGGAAGATCGATACTTTACTGATTATGAAGAAGTAACATTTGAATTTGAGTGGAAAGGAGTCGGGCCCGCTCAACTTCGTCTGTTCCCAGACGAAAACGGTGACATGGAAGATTATGAACTTTATGAATGGGTTCGTGGTGAAAGACCCAGTAAGTTTGACCAAGAAGGTTTGAAAAAGTATCAAGAAAGAATATCTAATGGTTTTAGATTATTTGGTAAATACTATGAGTCACTTTGGGATTGAGGTTTAGTTATGAAAAATAGATATAAGGAATATTAAGTTGTTTAGTAAGAAGTGTAAATTGCACTTAGAGGAAGTTGGAGAAACACCACTGCAACATTTTAAACATGCAATGTGGGTTTTCTTACAACTACAGAAGGCATCAATTGCAGTAGTCATACACGCAATCGCACCAAGATTTTTTGTATCCTATGCAAGTGATAAATGTAAACAAATATTGGAAAGTAGAAAAAAATGAGTGAAGAAAAATTTAAGGTACACAGAGCCCATAAAATGTTAGACTGGATTGAAAACGAAGTTACAGATTGGGCCCACGGTTTGGTTACTGAACACTTTGGTGTTGAGTGTCCAAGTGAATTGAACAAAGAACAAATTGAAGAAGTAATTGAAGAGTATGAAGAACTTTCTGATTATGCTGGTGGTGATTGGTTGGCCATTGGTATGAGGAATGTTGTTAGTATTTGGGAAAATGAAAATGATGTGTATCTTCTCTAATGAAAATCTTAAACTTTGAAATAAACAAGGGACTACACTGGACAACAGTTCTCACAGAGAAGATTATGTTGGCAGTGATTGGAATCTTAACTGTACTTGCTGCATCATTTGATGTAATTGAGATGATTCAAATCATGAAGATTGAACTTGCAGATTTATTTCTTTTGTTTATCTATACAGAAATTATTGGTATGGTGGGTGCGTTTTATGTAAGTAATAGAATTCCAGTCACTCTACCTATTATTATCGCAATGACTGCATTGTGCAGACTGATTGTATTACATAGTAAGGAGGCAGACCCTTGGATATTAGTTGCAGAAGCTTCTGCAATTTTAGTTCTGGCAGCCGCTGCCTATGCAATGTCTCTGAAGGATAAGTTGAGTTTAGAGAAAAAATCTTTAAGAAATGAGTAAAAAGTGCTTGACATATATAGTATAATGTCGTATCATATATACGAATGATAACTTTTAGAGGAAAAAGATATGAACAAGTTTAAAATCTTCTCTGCAGTTGTTGCACTAGTTGCACTCTTTATTGCTCCGTCAGTAAATGCTCAGAGTGTTATTGGTACAGTTGTACAAGTCGACCCGATTTACGGTACACATGTAAACAGAGTACCGCAACAAGTTTGTAGTGAATATCAAGTTCCTGTCTATAATGGTGGAACCATTTATAATGGTGGTGGTATTGTAAAT